AGGACGGCACAAGAAGAGGCGGCAGACGAGTTCGTGCAGGTGATAAGCCGAAAGCCCTCTCCGACAAGATCGCAGAGGGCAAGGATGCAGATATTATGGAGTTTCATACTCCGGAATTGGACGCAGCTGATCTGGACGATGCCGCTGATTTGACCGGTGCGGATATGCCAAGCCCCAGTGCATACTTGTCTGCCCAGCAGAAGAACGGAAAACCGCTGGGAGCAGACATTGTGTACAAAGAAACATGGCTCTGGCTGAAACAGCGTGGCTGTGAAAAGCACGTCAACAAACGGCTGCTGGAAAGTTACTCGCAGGCATTCGCCCGATTTGTACAGTGTGAAGAAGCCCTCAGTACCTATGGACTGCTGGGAAAACACCCGACCACGGGCGGCGTTATTGCTTCCCCGTTTGTGCAGATGAGCCAGACATTTCAAAAACAGGCAAATTTGCTCTGGTATGAGATTTTCGATATTGTGAAACAGAACTGTACGACCAAATTTGACGGCACACCGCAGGATGATTTGATGGAACAGCTTCTGAGCAGCAGAAAGTGAGAAATACATGAAAGAAGATACCCAGTTCTGGCGAGATCTGAAAGCCAATCGCCAGAAGATGACAAAACAGCAATATCGCACAATCAAAGGACAGGCTGTCAAAGGCAATATGGATGCCGCCCGAAAAGGTATGCTCAGAATTCAGCAGAGGAGGAATTACAGATGACCACAACCACAGAATTTCAGCTTGTTGACATCAACAAGTTAGTACCCTATGCGAATAATGCCAGAACGCACAACAAGGAACAGCTCCTGAAGCTTCGCTCTTCTCTGCGTGAGTTTGGCTTTGTGAATCCCGTCATTATCGACCGGGAATACAATGTGCTGGCTGGACATGGACGCATCATGGCGGCAAAGGAAGAAGGCATTGCAGAAGTTCCCTGTGTGTATGCCGACCATCTAACCGAAGCACAGAAGAAGGCATATATCCTTGCTGACAACCGTATGGCATTGGATGCAGGCTGGGACGAAGAACTGCTGTCTGTAGAAATGCAGGAGTTGCAGGAACTCGGCTTCGACCTTTCCATGACCGGATTTGATGAAAAGGAACTGACAGATCTGCTGGGTGTAGATGCAGGCAGCGAGGCAAAAGAGGATGATTTTGACCTGTCTGCCGCCTTGGAAAAGGCAGCTTTTGTCCAGCGTGGCGATGTATGGACAGTTGGCAGACACAAGCTGATGTGCGGTGATGCTACTTCTGCGGAAGATGTATCTGCTCTCATGGGCGATACCAAGGCAAACCTCATTCTGACCGATCCGCCCTATGGCGTTTCGTTTAAGAGTGCCAGCGGTTTGACCATACAGAATGACAGCATGAAGAACGAGGAGTTTTATACATTCCTGCTGTCCTCCTTTCAGCGAATGGCGGAGCATCTTGAAAAAGGCGGTTCTGCCTATGTATTCCATGCAGACACCGAAGGGCTGAATTTCAGAAAGGCTTTCATTGATGCCGGATTTCATCTTGCAGGCTGCTGCATCTGGGTAAAAGACAGTCTTGTGCTGGGACGCTCGGATTATCAGTGGCAGCACGAACCTGTACTGTATGGCTTTATGCAGAACGGGAAGCATCACTGGTATTCCGACCGCAAGCAGACGACCATCTGGCATTTCGACAAGCCGAAACGCAATGCCAATCACCCCACCTCCAAACCGCTGGACTTGCTTGGCTATCCCATCGGCAATTCTACACAGGAAAATGGCGTGGTAATAGACACCTTCGGCGGCAGCGGCTCTACTCTTATGGCGTGTGAGCAGATGAACCGCATCTGCTACACCATGGAATTGGATGAAAAATATGCCTCGGTGATTCTTCGCCGGTATGTGGAAGATACGGGAAATGCCGATGGTGTGTATGTTATCCGTGATGGGAAGCAGATCGCATATTCTGAACTGGTGAAAGAGGTGGAAAAGCCTGATGAATAAACCGCTTACCCTTGGCAGCCTCTTTGACGGCAGCGGTGGTTTTCCACTTGCCGGACTGCTGACAGGCATTGTGCCTGTCTGGTCTTCTGAAATCGAACCGTTTGCCATTCGTGTGACAGAAAAACGACTGCCGCAGGTACAACACTTCGGCAATATCAGCGGACTGCATGGTGCAAAGCTGCCGCCTGTGGACATCATCACCTTTGGCAGTCCATGCCAGGATATGAGCATCGCCGGAAAAAGAACCGGTCTGAACGGCAGCCGTTCTTCGCTGTTTCACGAAGCAATCCGTATCATCCGAGAAATGAGGTGTGCAAGCAATGGCAAATACCCAAGATACATCGTCTGGGAAAACGTCCCCGGAGCATTTTCTTCCAACGGCGGAGAAGATTTCCGCTGTGTCCTCGAAGCCATCTGTTCGGTCAAAGACAGCAGCATTTCAATTCCTCGACCTGCGGGAAAATGGACAAAAGCCGGAGAGATTCTGGCAGAATCCTATTCCCTCGCATGGAGAGTTCTTGATGCACAATACTGGGGAGTGCCCCAGCGAAGAAAACGGATCTTTCTTGTCGCAGATTTTGACGGAACAAGTGCCGGAAAAATACTATTTGAGTCCGAAGGCTTGTCAGGGTATTCTGCGGAGAGCCTCCGTGCGTGGCAAAGAACTGCCGGAAGTGCTGCGGACAGCTCTGGAACGGCAGGCTTGTGCTTGTGTGACCAGGGCGGAGAACGCATAGACATTCTGAAAGAACGCACTGCCACCCTTCGGGCAGAAGCCCATCATCCGCCTTGTGTACTGGAAAATCATCCTGCTGACAGCCGGCTTCAGATCTCTGAGAACGGAAAAGTACAGACACTGACTTCCAGATGCGGAACCGGCGGCGGAAATGTTCCGCTGTTGATGGATACACCGAAAACATTGAAGATTCGCTGCGGAAAAGCCGGCGGTGGAAAAGGCAGTCTGATACAGGAAAACAAATCTGCTACGCTGTCCTGCAACAATGACCAGACTGTATTTCAGCCAAAAGCATACGGTATCAGTTCCTTTTCCAGCAATGCCATGCTTTCCGGTAATCCACACAGCGGCATTTATGAGGCAGACACTTCCCGTACTTTGGACACCAGCGACCAGTCACCAGCAAAAAACCAAGGCGGTATTGCTGTTCTGGAAAGTTATGCTTTGCAGGGTTCAATGATCGGTCGGTCTGACCAAAACGGACCGCAGGGCGGCGGTGTCAACAAAGAGGTCGCTTTCACTTTGAATGCTACCGACCATCATGCAGTGTATGCTGCTTCTACGGGAAATTTCAGCAGTGCATTTCGGGAAACGACCCCTACACTGCTGGCACGGGATCACAAAGACCCCAGTATCGTTTCCAGCGGTTATGCGGTTCGCAGACTGACACCGCAGGAATGTGCAAGACTGCAGGGATTTCCGGATCAATGGTGCAGTGACTTGGCATCGAAAAATCCCACAGAAGAAGAAATCGACCGATGGGTAGCTATTTTTGAAGAATACCGAAAAGCGGTAAAACCGGAGAGCCGTCCCAAAAGCCGAAAGATGGTACAGAAATGGCTGCAAGATCCATATCGTGATGCAGAAGAGTACCGCCTTTGGGGGAATGGCATCTGTCTGAATGTTGCTGTTTTTGTACTTGCTGGAATCGTCTGGGCAGATTTGTGATCTGTTACAAATGACGGCCGAAACATTCTACACATCTCACAGTTGCTATCTGTGGGAAACAGAGTTAATATGTGTCATGGCGAAAGCAAAAACGCCGAAAGAAAGGAGTTTTTCACATGACCATTGCTTATCACAGTCAAAATCGAAAGGAACTGGTGAAAGCCATCAGTGAGATTATCGGCATTCCGGCAGTCTATCAATTCATGCCCACCTGTGCCTACCAAATCGGGGAATGCTATACCGTTACCAAGTCCGGGGATCTGGAAATCAGTGACCAAGCCGACCATAAGGAAACAGAACGGCTTCTTGCCGAACTGGCAAATCGGGGCTATGTTGTTCCAGACACATCAGAACCGGAATCTAAAGGCTTGACTGTGCAGATGCCAGCTGATTTCTTCACGGAACATACACTGGGCAATCTCCGGCAGATCTGCGAAAACAAGGCTGCCCTTTTTCAGGCAGCTTTTCAAACCGATTCGCTGGACATCATTCCGTCTGATGAAAAGGTGGAATTTCCATGGTTCACGGTCGAACAGGACGGTGATGCAGATGCCTACTGCACCTTCATTTCCATGCTCTGCGAATTTGCCAAGAACCAAAGCCGCATCAACCGCAAGCCGGACACCTCCGACAATCCCAAGTACACCATGCGGTGTTTCCTGATTCGTCTGGGAATGGTGGGAGCAGAATTCAAGGCGGCAAGAAAGGTCATTCTTCGGCATCTGTCCGGCAATTCCGCATTCAGAAAGGTTGGTGATACTGATGCAATTTCCGAGTAAATCGTATCTGGAGCAACTCCGAAAGCAGTATCCAAAGGGAACAAAATTACAGCTGATTTCTATGCGGAATGAAAAATATCCGATTCTTCCCGGAACAGTTGGTGTGGTCACGCACATTGATGATGCGGGCAGCATTCATATGCGGTGGGAGAATGGTTCTTCCCTTGCCCTGATTCCCGAAATTGACAGTTTCCAGACCGTATCCAAGGCGAAAAAATAAGGCGAAACCTCCTTCATTGTACGGTATGTTACCATACAATCGCAAGGATTGCAAGGGTGTATTCTACACAATCTTTTGACCTCATTTTCTGTAGATTTAGCCACTTGCTATATCCTCCGTTTAGAGTTAATATGGTTACAACGGAACGGGAAAAAACCCGAAATTACGGATGCCCTGAGCCGAGGCAGGATGCTGCCCGAGGCGAATGGGTATGCCGACATAGGATTTGAGGAGGCTGGAAAACATTATGAACGAAAAAACCGCAAAGCAAATCGAAAACCTGAAAACCCAGACGATTGGCGTGGAAATTGAGATGAACCACATCACCAGAAAGAACGCTGCAAAGCTCGCAGCCGACTTTTTCGGAACGGGACGCTACGAGGATACAGCACGCCGAAACGGCTACTACACTTGGTCGGCTTGGGATGACTTAGGCAGAGAATGGAAATTCCAGAAAGACGTCAGCATTGCAGGATGCGATGCCGAAAAGTGCGAACTGGTCACGCCGATTCTGAA